ATTACCAGCAGGAGTCCATGGACATGATCTGCAACAAGCTGGCACGTATCTGCTGCGGTGACCCCTACTATGAGGATTCATGGAAGGACATCGCAGGATACGCTACACTGGTATCTAAAGAACTGGAGAAGCTATGAAACTGACAAGAGAAGAACTACGTGATGAGTTCATGAACGATTCTACTGAATACTGTAACTATTGTGGTACACAACGTACAACTTTTAGTTGCTGTAAAGAAGTGCACTTTAGTACTTTTGCACAAATGGATGCTTACGAGCAGGAGGAATTTTTAGATTGGGAGGAGGAAAACCAGTGAAAAGCATGGAGTACTACGGGTTCTGTTCACGGACAGGACGTTGTTTTAACCCCTTCGGTATAAAACCTGAGTGGGTCGTCAGGAAGGCTGCCATGTTGCGTCTTCATGACTTGATCCAAGAAACCGAAGATGCGCCATTTTAGGGTCTTAGGTATACCTAGGTATGGACAAGGTCCTAAAAACGCAACACAGGCCGTTCTGAGGCCTTCTGGAGGTATTTTATGAGGTGTTTAGCATGTAACAAAGCTCTGAGTGACAAAGAGTCAACTTTTAAAGACAGTCGAGGGGAGTACACTGACATGTGTTTTGAATGCTTACAGTATGTTTACGAGACGTTTGACGATGGAGAAGACAACACGGTTGACAAGGAGGATGATATGTGATACAATATATACATAAGTATAACCAAAGGAGATTATCTTTATGTATAATAAACCTAAGGAAAGAAACTATATGAAGAAATATATGGATTTACTACATAAGAGTAAAAACATAGTTTCTCCAAAGAAAGAGTATAAAAGAAGTAAACTTAAGAATAAACTTAAGGGTGAGGTCTTTCAAGAACTTGAAGAGGATGTCTTGACAAGGTCTTCCGACTTGTGATATACTTTTACTACGACTTCGGTCGTTTTTCAACTGAGCCACGATCTTATAGGAGGTAATCATGGCAAACTACACCAACGGCATTGCTGCTTTCGTTAACCTGACAGAGACCGACAAGTACAACGGTCAAGACACAGGTAAGTACTCACTAACTTTGACCATGGACGATGAAGAGGCAGTCGCCTTGGAGAACATGGGAATCAAGCTGAAGGAGTACCAAGGCAAGGCGCAGCGCAAGTTCGCTACCAAGTATCAGGTTCCTGTCTACGATCCTGAGGGTAACGAAATCCCCGCATCCGATCTTAAGTATGGTTCCAAGGTCCGTCTCAAGTGGACCGCAGGTAAACCACACCCTGTCCACGGTATCTCACCATACCTGTCTGCGGTCAAAGTCCTCGAGTTCTCTGAACAGGCGACCACTGCGGAGGAGTTTTAAGGGTCTAATGGGGCTTCGGCCCCTAACTTAGGATAAAACGATGCAAAGTTATAAAACTGAAGCTAATTTCGTAAAACATGAGCCTTGCCCAAAGTGCGGTTCCAAGGACAACCTAGCGAGGTACGATGATGGGCACGGCTACTGTTTTGGCTGTAATAGTTATTTTCCTTCAGGGGAGCAAGCGGAAGTAGTGGACTTCCCTACCCAACGCTCATTTGAGCAGCATGGGGTGGTCTCAGGTATCGCTGACCGTAAGATTTCTATGGACACCGCCAAGAAGTATGGCGTGACATCAGAGTTCAAGATTGGCACATCAGAGGCTATCAAGCACTACTACCCGTACTTCGACAGGAAGGGTGCACAGTGTGGCGTCAAGGTCCGTGTGCTGCGTGACAAGCGGTTCACGACCAGCGGTGACATGAAGTCAAACACACTGTTTGGTCAACAATTATTTAGTAATGAGGGAAAGTATGTCACAGTTGTTGAAGGCGAGTTGGACGCGATGGCGGCATATGAGCTACTGGGTTCGCGTTGGCCTGTTGTTAGCGTCTCTAAAGGTGCGGCTGGCGCTAAAAAGGACTTCCAACGTAATCTGGAGTGGCTTGAAGGATTTGAGAACGTCATCATTGCGTTTGATTCGGATGAGCCGGGTCGCGCAGCGGCTGAAGAGTGCGCTCAAATCCTATCGCCAAACAAGGCAAAGATCGTCAACCTAGAGGAGTTCAAGGACCCTTGTGACTACCTGAAGAACGGCAAAGCAAAAGCCTTCATGCAGGAGTGGTGGAACGCCAAAGCGTACGTCATGACTGGCGTGATTACGCTGGAGGAGGCTTGGGAAGACTTCCTGAAGATGGGTAAGGAGCAGATCATTCCCTTCCCAGATTCCTTTGGTCAACTGAACCAGATGATGAATGGGGGTATCGCAGCGGGTGAGATTACCGTGTTGGGTGCCCTGACCAGTGTCGGTAAGACGACCATGGTGAACGAGATTACGTATCACCTGTGGAAGAACACCGACCTGAACATTGGCTGTGCGTTCCTCGAGGCTTCCAAAGGTGAAGCAGTGAAGAACCTGTTGACAATTCACAACAACCTGAACTTCTCATTTGAGAATCTAGAGGACCATGATCTATCCAAGTACAAGTCCGACATCATTACCGATGGTCGTATATACCTTCTGGACCACTTTGGTGCCGTGGATGCCGATGAGCTGTTCATTAAGCTTCGTTCCATGGTCAAGGGCAACGGATGTAATATCCTAGTCATTGACCCGCTGCAGGCAGGTGTCTCCAGCAACACCAACGAGGTCATAGATGACTTCATGGACCGCCTGTTGAAGCTGGCGAAGGAGACCAACGTGGCTATCATTGTGGTGTCCCACATGCGTAAGCCAAGCGCCTCGCAGCCACACAACGTGTCTGAGTATGACCTGAAGGGTTCAGGCAGTATCAACCAGATCGCCTTCAATACGATTCTCCTGAGTCGTGACAAGATGGCAGAGGATGAGTACGCCAAGAACAGTACCTTCGTGCAGCTGGTGAAGTGCCGTAGGACTGGCATGACAGGACCTGCTGGCTGGTTGTACTATAATCAAGGTACAGGTCGATTGGAGACTGGAGTTCCACCAGAGGTCAAAGCAGCATCTGCAGAAGATGAGTTCTGAGACCCGTGAGTGGGACAAAACTGGGAACCGTAACAGAGGGCTTTATCTTTTAAGAAGATGCAAGCTTATATGCTCGTGCTGTAAGAGGAAGTACCCACAGGCAGTTCTTGATTTCCACCATCCAGCGGATGTGGTCAAGACGATGGCTTTGGAGTACAAGGCATGGCGCGGTGTCTCAGGTGCAAAATCAGAAGTGGTAGCAGAAGCAGACCAGTGTGTAGTGCTCTGTTCCAACTGTCATAGATTGGAGCATATTAGGATGAAGAATGAGAAAAGTTATTCTGGACATCGAGACGGACGGGCTGAAACCCAAGAAGGTCTGGGTAGTCGTAACCAAGGATGTGGATACCAACGAAGTTTCGATTTTGAGGAACCCTACCCGTGAGTCACTCAAAGAGTTCTTGGGCGGTGTTACACACATTATCGGGCACAACATTATTGCCTACGATGTACGTGTTCTCGACCGCCTCTTGGGATTTGATAGTTCCTCTGTACGACTTACAGACACTCTGGTACTCTCGAGACTATATAACCCTTCTTTGGAAGGAGGACACAGCCTCAGAGAGTGGGGAATAAGACTGAAGCTACACAAGGGCGACTACGATGACTGGAGCCAGCTGACGCAGGAGATGGTGGACTACTGTGTACAAGACGTACAAGTGACCCATGCCACGTACAACTGGCTGACAGACAAGCTGAAGCCCTTTGGTGACCAGAGCATTGATCTCGAGCACGATGTGCAGCGAGTGATTGCAGGTCAGATCGAGAATGGTTGGCTGCTGGATCAAAGGCAGGCAATGGAACTACTGGGAACGTTATATGAAAAGAAACTTGAACTTGAAACTACCGTCAGGGATACCTTCAGACCGCTACCTGTTTTTGTCAAGGAGATTGCTCCAAAGTACAAGAAAGATGGCAGCTTGTCTAACGTGGGTCTTAAGTTCCTTGGCGATAGCTATGTTCTCGTTAGTGGTTCATTTAGTCGGATTGACTACCCTGACTTCAACCTAGGGTCCAGACAGCAGATCGGTAAGTATCTCCAATGGTTCGGATGGAAACCTAAGGAGTTTACTGACAACGGTCAGCCTATCGTGGACGAAAAGGTTCTGAGCAACGTGAAGGACATACCAGAGGCACAGCTGATTGGCGAGTACCTGCTGGTCCAGAAGCGTATCGCACAGGTGGAGTCTTGGGTCGATGCCGTAGAAGACGATGGTCGTGTGCATGGTTATGTTAATGCTATCGGTGCAGTCACAGGACGTATGACGCACAATAGCCCTAACATGGCACAGGTGCCCGCAGGCTACAGTCCCTACGGTAAAGAGTGTCGGTCATGTTGGATTGTGCCTAAGGGCTACAAGTTGGTGGGCTGTGATGCCTCTGGTCTTGAACTACGTATGTTGGCGCACTACATGGATGACGCAGCGTACACAAAGGAAATTTTACATGGAGACATACACACAGCAAACCAAACAGCTGCAGGACTCGCTACACGAGATCAGGCTAAGACTTTTATATACGCATTTCTATATGGTGCCGGAGATGCAAAAATTGGTACTATCACCGGAGGATCAGCAGGAGCTGGTAGACGACTTAAAGAAAAGTTTCTCTCAAATACGCCAGCTCTTGCAAACCTACGAGACAGAGTTGGAACAGCTGCTAACCGTGGCTATCTCACTGGGTTGGACGGACGACGACTTTGGGTCAGAAGTCCCCACGCAGCCTTAAATACTTTGTTACAGTCAGCAGGGGCTGTTGTAATGAAAAAGGCATTGACAATTCTGGATGAGTATGCTAAAATATATAATATACAGTATAAATTTGTGGGTAACATCCATGATGAAATACAGGCTGAAGTTCGTGAAGATCAAGCACAGAAGTTCGGATGGCTGGCAGTCGAATGTATAAAAGCGGCAGGCGTAAAGCTTAACCTAAGATGTCCTCTGGACGGTGATTTTAAGATTGGAGAAACATGGGCACAGACACACTAATCGACGACATATACAAGTTGTTAGATACCAAGAAAGTTCCTGAGGATGTCAACATTGACTACCTTATTCACGAGTTCGGCGAGTCCATGAAGAAGATCATGAAGCGCCAGCTATCTGAATACAAGTCAGACACACGCACCCTCAGGCTGTCGAATGTTGGGAAGACCCCTCTGTACCTTTGGAACCTCATGCGGGGTACTGAGAAGGAAGAGTTGACACCCAACATGCACCTGAAGTTCATGTACGGACATATCATCGAAGAGATGCTGCTGTTCCTCGTGAAGGCTTCAGGGCATAAGGTGACCGATGAGCAGAAACGCTGTGAGGTCGCTGGTATTGTTGGACACATGGATGGACGTATCGATGGCACCTTGATGGATGTAAAGAGTACAAGCTCATACAGCTTCAAGAAGTTCAAAGATGGCACACTGGTGGACAACGATGCTTTTGGATACATTGATCAGCTGAAGGCCTATGCGAAGTCCCAAGGTGACACCAAGATTGCTTGGCTTGCCATGGATAAGCAGAACGGACACCTTACTTGGCTAGAGTATGACCTCGAGAATACCGACCATCCTAAGTTGAAGGAAGATATTGAAGAGAAAATCATTGCACTAAAAAAGGCTGTGGAATCGGATACGCCACCAGACTTGTGTTACGATTCCGAAGAGGATGGAAAGTCTGGAAACCTAAAACTTTCTTTAGGTTGTTCCTACTGTCAATACAAAAAGGCTTGCTACCCAGAGTTAAGAACATTCTTGTATTACAATGGTCCAAAGCATTTGGTGAAAGTCGTAAACGAACCTAAAGTACCGGAGATTGGAAAATGACAAGAGCTGTTTTAAACAAGATGATCGTGTATCAACAGAGCAACGGCTTCATGACCTTTAGGGATGCCGTGTACGATGCAGAGGGCGACTTGGTGGGCATAGGGGCAACCCCTGCCTTCCCAAGGGGTCTGAGCCTCGATGACCTTCAGGCAGAGCTTGAGGAGTTCATGGCAGCACTGGATCGCACAGTTGTTCTTGAGGACGATCTTGATGTTGATGAAGACATCGATCTGGAAGACTTTGAGGTAAATGGGGAGCTAGCAAACTGATGTTTACCATAGAAGAACTAAAAGAAAAAATCGTAGAGACATACGATCCAGACCTTCTGGTAGATGTTCTTAAGGTGACCACAGAGGAGCTAGTCGAGGTGTTGACAGATCATATCGTTGACATGGCAGACTTCTTTGAAAAGGAGTTTGCAGAAGATGCTGAAGAATAACCTAAGATGGAAGAATGCAACGAACATCACAAACTACGTAAGTCGGCTTGAGGACTTCTTAGGTTTTATTTACTTAATTGAAATGGAGAACGGAGAATACTATGTCGGAAGAAAACAATTTTGGGCTAAAAGAGGCAATGGATGGGTTGAAAATGATTGGCGACAATACTGTAGCAGCAGTAAAACAATACAGCGCACTCCAGAATGTATTGTTAGAAAGACTATACTCGCTATCTTTAAGTCCAAATCAGCCATTAGATTTGCAGAAGCATATGGAATCATCAATTCAGGGGCTTATCTCGACACAGACAAAGGTCTTAACTGGAGCTTTGAAGGGTCTCGAGGAACAATCAAAATGGACGAAGAAGATGCTGAACAGTTTAAACGCCTAAGTGCTTGGTGCACCCGCTGGAAAAAGAAAAGAGAAAAGGAACAATGAATACATACGAAACTTTTATCGCCAAAAGCCGCTACAGCCGCTTCCTAGATGACAAACAACGCCGTGAGCACTGGCCTGAGACGGTCAACCGCTACATGACGTTCATCGACAAGCAGCTGTCCTCTAAGCATGGATATGTGATGCCTGAGGAGCTTCACGAAGAACTTCATGCTGCCATCCTGAACCGTGAAGTAATGCCTTCTATGCGGGCTGTAATGACCGCTGGTGAGGCTTTGGACCGTGACAATACCGCAGGGTACAACTGCAGCTACTTGCCCGTGGATGACGTTAAATCGTTTGACGAAGCCATGTATATTCTCCTGTGTGGTACAGGTGTAGGCTTTAGTGTCGAAAGCAAGTACGTTAACAAGCTGCCTGAAGTACCAGCATTGTTGTTTAATAGCCACACCAACATCGTGGTTCGTGATAGTAAAGCAGGCTGGGCTAAAAGCCTTCGTCAGTTAATTGCTCTGTTGTACTCTGGTGAAATCCCGACATGGGATGTATCCAAGGTACGTCCTGCGGGTGCTCGACTGAAGACCTTTGGTGGTCGTGCGTCAGGTCCCGGACCACTGGAAGACCTGTTCAAGTTTGTTGTCGGTAAGTTCAAGGGTGCCACAGGTCGTAAGCTGACCAGCCTCGAGTGCCACGACATCATGTGTAAGATTGGTGAAGTAGTTGTGGTGGGTGGTGTTCGCCGTTCAGCCATGATTAGTTTGTCTGACCTGACAGATGACCGTATGCGTCACGCCAAGGCAGGCAGCTGGTGGGAACGTGATGGTCAACGTGCTCTGGCAAACAATAGCGCCAGTTACAACGAGAAGCCCACTGTAGGCGAGTTCCTGACTGAATGGTTATCCTTGTACCAGTCACACAGCGGTGAGCGTGGTATCTTTTCTCGTGCAGCTGCTAAGACCACCGTGGAGAAACTGGGACGTAGGGACTCTAGTTATGACTTTGGTACTAACCCCTGTTCAGAGATTATTCTCCGTCCGTACCAGTTCTGTAACCTGACAGAGGTTGTTGCCCGTGTGGATGACACAGAGGCTATGTTGGCACGTAAGGTTCAACTTGCGACAATCCTAGGTACCTTCCAGTCTACCCTGACGGACTTCCCGTACCTGCGTCATGTGTGGAAGAAGAATACCGAAGAAGAGCGTCTGTTGGGTGTGTCAATCACAGGTATCTTGGACTGCCCATTGCTGAACAACGTTGATGATTCAGGCTTGAAGGATCGACTCGAGAGTATGCGTTCATTGGCTGTGGAAACTAACAAGGAGTTTGCTAGTGTTCTCTCAATTCCTCCCTCAGCTTCTATCACATGTGTTAAGCCTAGTGGTACTGTTAGTCAGCTTGTTGATTCTGCTAGTGGCATCCATGCTCGCCATAGTGCTTACTATATTAGACGAGTTCGTAACGATAATAAAGACCCCATTACAGCGTTTCTTAAGGAAAAAGGAATCCCCAACGAAGCAGACGTAATGAAGCCTAATGACACCACGATCTTCAGTTTCCCTATGAAGGCACCTGATGGCTGTGTGGTCCGTGACGACTTGGATAGTTTCACACACCTGAAGCTCTGGTTAACCTACCAGCGTCACTGGTGTGAGCACAAGCCCTCTGTGACCGTGTACGTCAAAGAAGACGACTGGCCTGCTGTAGGTGCTTGGGTGTGGGAACACTTCGATGAGATTAGCGGCATTAGTTTCCTGCCGTGGGATGGTGGTAGTTATCGCCAAGCACCCTACGAGGAGATTGATGAGGCGACCTACAACAAGCTACTGGCTGCAATGCCTCCTGAGGTTGACTGGAACGATTTTATCGAGACAGACGACAACGTGGAAGGTGCACAGCAGCTAGCATGTGTGTCAGGGGTCTGTGAAATATGATAGTTATTTACACCAAAGACAATTGTCCGGCGTGTACTACTCTGAAGGCCACCTATGCTCAAAACAAGGTGCTCTTCACTGAGGTTAGGATAGGTCGAGATATTAGTAGGGAGGAGTTCATGGACACCTTCCCAGATGTCCGAACTGTACCGCATGTTGTACAAGTAGCAGAATGAAGAAAGGGGCCTTAGTAGCCCCTTCTTTTATTCTTCTGTTGGTCTAACGTAAGTGTTAAACAAACCGCTTGCCTGCCTTGCAGTACCGAAGGCTGTAGGTGAAGCTTGATTTATATCTGCTATAATACCTAAAGCTTTTTCTTTACTGGCATCTCCACCCATCATACCAAAGTTCTTGCCTTCAAAACCAAACTTTTCTTTAGAGGCTTTTGGTAACAACTTCTGCATTGCTATATTCTTTGAGAACGGCATAGATACCATCATTTGATTATTCGGCAGGACTGGTTTGGTGAACTTCTCAAAGTAGTTGTGTTCGTCTGAAATGACCATTGTCACGTTCCAGTTTTTATCTACTTTATAAATAGCGTTAACACCGCCTTCTGTAATTGATGTTCCGGGAAAAGCGTCTTTAATCCATACACCACCAGCAGCTTTCATTTCAGGAGTCATCTGGTCTTCAGGAATAATATTAAAGTGTTTCCTTCTAAGCTCTTCCCCACGACCTTTTGTTTTCAACATGTGCTTCGTGCTTGCGGTGAGACTAGACTCTACTGAAGTTTCATCTACATACTTCTTAAGATAATCCCTAAGCTGATCATCGTTATCAAACCTGTACTTCATTCCGGGTACATCTTCAATGTCATCAAAAGCTTTAGTCAGCGTTTTGTAGACAGGAGAATGCCAAAGGTCCCTAGAGTGTTGTCCCGATAGTTGTGCAGACCCCTTAAGAATTATGTTTGCATCCGAAGCCATCCCATCTTTCCAAGCATTACGGACATGTGATTCAAAGGCATCGAAATCTATATCTGGAATATTTGCTTGGTCGAAGGGTTTAGCCATCTCCTTGTATACACCGGGTTTAGCTGTTGTAGACTCAGCCAGCACACCAAAGTTACCAATGGCTTGCATTTGCGGAGAAACTACACCTTCCCGTCCAGACTGCTTGATAATGTGTCTGTTATACATACCCTGAGCCATTAGTTTTTTAATGGCATCTTCATCGGTCCCAGCTGTCTTAGCCATTTGTTTTACCAAAGGACCTATCCCCTGTTCTTCATACAAAGCTTTTGCTTTGGGATTAAAGTAATATGTTATTGCGTTCTTAGCACCTTCAGCAGCCCATCTGCCAAAACCCATGACACGACCTAATCCTGTCTCAATGTTTTGTTTCTGAGAAGCAGTCAAAGGCGCTCCAACTTTCTCAGCTAGCTTGGTTACACCTTCTACCAACTTTTGTTCAGGAACAGACATGCTTAATGTTGATGCTCCATACTTCCCGGGTATGAGGTTTGAAAAGGCTGTCATACCACCACCCCTAAGCGCAGGGTTTGTGAAAGGAACGACAGTAGACGCACCAACCATGTTAGTCATGTTCCCAAAGTCACCAAGCATACGCTGTTGTTCTGGCTGTAGAGAACTGTACCACTGACTAGCAATCTTCATGCCTTCTTGGACTGTAGGTGCATTCTTAATGGCAGAAGCTATGCTTTTTGTGGCGTTGATTAAAGGGTCTGTAAGCGCATCAGGTGTAGCCATGTCTGCTACATTGCCTATAATCTTCATGGCAGCGCCCCCAAGACTGCTTAACGCATCGCCCGTCATCTTACCAGCTTGCCCAAGAACAGCACTACCGCCTTCCTGAGCGCGTTGGGCGTATCCTAAGAAGTCATCAGGATAAGCTTTGTCGATAGTACTAAATCTATCAGAGAGTTGATTAATATTTTTTACTAAATAATCATTAGTTAAAACATTAGGCTCCACAGCGTTTATATCAAACTCATCTGGAACAAAGAAAGGGTTTTGCAGTCCCGTAGCCATTAACGTGCTCCTTCAAAAGGCATCTCTCCAGACTGCCTGCGATATTCTTCCATAACTTCTGCTGCGGTGATGCTGCCCTCACGAGAGGAACGTTTCTTGAACACCTCACCCATCTTACGAACAATGTCAGGTCGTTTGGTGGCGATAGCCTCAAGAGCCTTTAGACCTCCCTTAGAGTAGATAACAGGCGTAGCTATAAGGGCTGCACCAGCAACTGCAGGGTTCTGAAGGGCACCGTAGCCCCCTGCGAGACTCATGGCAACACGACCTTCAACCGTAGAAGCAACCTCAGGTGACAAGATTTCCACAGCATCGTCACTCACTTGTTGTCCTCTAGCACGACCTGCGGCAAATGCCCGCTTACGTCGAGACTGGTCACGCATACGGACAGCTGACTGGTAGTTCTTAGGCGTAAAGACACCGTTTTTAGCACCACCGTTGGCTGCAGCAGTCTCCATAACCGTCAGGTCAGCGTAGGCAGCATTGATTTTCTTGAGCTGTTGTGCTTGCTTAGGGTTCTGTGAGGACAGTGTATTACGCAGTGTCTTCAACATGTCAGACAGAGCATCAGCAATGTCCAAGTCAGTTGGGTTAGTAGAACGTGAGTACTTACCAATCTTGTCGTTAACGGCTGTCTCTATGTTCTTAAAGGCTTGACCAGAGATAATCCCACGACCTGTGTCGTCCACAGGAATCTGAGAGTACACAAGGTCATTGATCAGATCAGACAGTTCTTGTTTCTTGGCTGCACTTGGAATCTTAGAAGCAGGTATAATCTTCTCAAGAAGAGACGCAACACTTTTGTCGAAATCAAAAGTTATTTTGTCAAGAACTTCGTCATACTTACGACCTACAACCTGTTGTGTGTAAGCAACAGCATCACGCCCAATAACCTCATCAGGAAGTGTTTCATCTACCTTACGCAGAGTACGGTTGATAATACCCTTGTTAAACTGGAACAACTGACGTTCACGGGCACCACTAATGAACGAACCAATAAGTGGAATGTTCTGAGCAAACTCTTCAATAGCCTTAGCCTGCTTACCAAGCATTTGCCCGGGTGTCAGGGTAATACCTAGTTCACGCATGGTCTTCTCTGCCTGAGTAACCAGAGGGCTGGCAGCACGACCAATGATTTGAGCACCAGCCATACCTACAGGACCTGCTACACCACCAATGCCTGCCTGTGTAGCCTTCTGTGCAGCAAAGGATTCCTCAGACATATCTGTGACAGGCTGAAGGGTACCAGCGGCTGCACCTGTGCCTGCTGCTTGGAGTACGGGAGAACCACGAAGCAACTGAGCACCACGGACACCCACTGCAATGTTTGCTGGGTTTAAAATGTTACCTGCAAGACGGGAAGTATCAAAACCTTCACCACCTTGAGCTGCTCGAGAAGCTTGGTACTTCTGTTCCTCCTCACGAGCCAGAGCGTCCATCTTAGCCGCCTCAGAGGCAAAGAAACTGCTGACCACGTTGGGGTACATACCACCAGCAGAAGTCAGCGTCTCAAGGCCCCTAGGGAGCATCTGAGCACCTGCAGTGATGGGGTCCTTGATACCCATCAGGAAACCAGAGGTAATGTCCCCTGTGTCCACGGAACCCATGGGTTTTTCCTGTGTAGGAACAGTAGGAGCAGCCTGTTGAGAAGCACGTATTTCAGCACCAATCTCATCAATCTCTGCATCAGACAAGGGGGTCTCACTTCGGACCTTCTTGCCTTCTATTAGATAAACTGGCATGCTTACTCCTCAATAATTTGATACTTAGTACCTTTGGATGTCGTAGGTGCACCAGTTGACGCAGGTGCTCCTAAGGGACTGAGCTTGCGACCTAAGGCTTCTTCATAGTTATTAAAATAACCTTCATCCAGACGTTTATTATACTTTTCTAGTGCTCGTTCTGCAACATTCTTACGAATTCTGGTAAGCTCGATCAGCGTGTTCTTGTCCATCTGAATGGTACCTGTGAAGACACCACGTAAGAACTCACGTTCAGCTGGTGTATCCAGACCACGAGCACCGATACCAAGAGCATCAATCATTGGGAACACTTCAGAACCCAACAGTGCGTCTAAGACTTGTGTATCAGTTACGTTCTTACCTGCCTTCTTGTCCCTCAGGAACTGAGAGCGTACACGGTTCACGTTCAAAAGAAGTTCAGCACCAATACCTGTTGTTACATCACCTTTTGTAAGCAGGGTCAGCGTCTGATCAATCTTTGGTAAGGATTCGGATGCCTTCTCTGCTGTATTAACGAAAGCAACATCTCCTTTGGCAACCTCAGTACCTACAGTTTCTGCATACTTACTCTTACCTTTTTGGTCGAGCGTTATTGAAACTTTAGGTGCTTCGCTAGGAGCTGCCCCTAAGACTGTTCGTTTGAGGATGTTTCCTGCAGCGTCTGTAACAACAGCCTCTACATTTCCATTAACCTTTTGGAAGGAAACATTGTTCTTTGTCTGGTTTGTCTTAAAGACTTCCTTGACATACTCTTTGTACAACTCAGGGTCTGAGGCAATACCTGAGGCAAGCTCTGAATCAATATCAGGAGTCAATCTAGTGATAGTCTGGGTGTTGCGTGTAATAGCAGCCTGTTTGGTCAAAATCTTATTAGACTCTTCGGCAGCAGTTTTCTCAGCAGCTTTAGCAGAAGCATAATCCTTCATTAAACTTGCACCAAGAGTACGATCACCAGCAGCAAAAGCAGCCTTAGCTTGCTGAAGAATACCCTCAGAACTCGTGAGGTCTGCTTCACCCATACCAATGTCAAACTGACGTTTATCTGCCTCCTTCTGCAGCTCCTGAAGACGCTCCATGGCAATCTGAGCCTCACGACCCATACCTTGGGCTGAGAACAGCTCATAAGCCCGTGTAGCCTGTGCTAGAGGGTCCGAACCTTTAGCAGCCTCTGCCATGATCTGGTCGATAGCTTGTGCTTTGTTGGCACCCGGGGCATCGTAGCCAAACATACGACCTAAGCCATAACCTAGGAGGGCACCAGTGTTTGTCCCTGCTTGTGCAAGCTGAGAATACAAATCACCACCTGAGGTAGGACTTGTGATTCCTTTTAGGTAGTTGCTTCGTAAAGCTGCAGGAGATTCGTAGTCGAATAATTTATAGATACTTTCAGCCATCTTTATCTCCTATTAGCTGCTAAACAAACCTGAGAAAGCATTTCTCTTGGTTGGGTCTAAGCCAGCAATTCCTTGCGCCAGACCGCCAAACATGTTAGCTTGGTTAATGCCAGCTGCAAGGTTAGCCTGAGCAGCCCCTTGACCGCCAGCAAGCAACGCCTGAGCCTGTCCACTTTGGGATACAGCCTGTTTAGAACCAATGTCAGCACCCAGCGTAAGCGGACGGAGACCAAGTTCTTCGATACCAGCACCAGTCTGGAACAAGCCAGTACCACGAGCAATTGCCTTATCAATGTCTGCTTGAGCCATCTGTTTTGATGAGGCGGCAAGCTGTTGATCTATCTGAGCACGAGCTAGGTCACGTTGATACTGTTGTGGATTGACATAGCCAGTACCCATGCCAGCACCCATTGCTGCGCCAGACAACCCTAGACCAATACGACCCTGTTGGAGCTGTTGTTGACGTAGGGCAATGTCCTCAGCACCCCGACCACCAGCCATTAGAGCTTGTTGTTGGTTATAGTAGTTCTGAGCAGCAAGTTGTGGATCAGCCTGTACTTGAGACAAGAACTGTCCAGCACCACCATACATAGAGTTCCTAAAGGCCTCTAGTACAGGGTCTAGCTGGTAGCCTGCCTGTTGGGTCTCAGGGTTAATATACCCTGTTCCAAAGCCAGTAGTGACTGAATATGGTTTAAACTCTGCAGCTTTAGCAGCCGCCTGACCAGCAGCCTGTTGTGCTGCAGCGGACTGTGCACCAGCTTTCTGTGCTGCGTTTGCTGAAAATAATGTACTGCCTACGACAGCAGCAGGGAGCATCCATGGCATGATTATACCTCTTTCTGAATTAAAACTTCATCCACTTTGTCTGCATCTGTTTCATCAGTAGCGTGGATACAATACCAAACACAATCCTCTAAAGCTAAAACTCCATGAGAGATTTCTTTTTCAATGTCAATACAACAGGGTGCTTTATACACTTCTAGTTCGCCTTCTTTATTTATAACGACAGAACCCTTGGCTAGGATTGACAAATGTGAATATGTATGCTTATGCTGCTTAAGAACCATGTCCTTAGGGATAAAGGTTTCTTTGGCATACAGACCGTCACTAAAGTGGTGCTTAATCTCAGGCAACATTAGTACGTACCACCGTCAATTGTGGCACCGTTTAGTGTTGCAATTGTCACAGTTCCTGTAAACGTAGGGGCAGCTGTGTTTGCTTTAGAAGCTACGGCAGTCGAGATGGCGTTAAACTCATCATCAATCTCCGTACCCTTAACCAACTTACCTGCATTGCCTGAAGGAAGTGTATCCTTTGCAGCGAAATCTGTGAGTTTCGTATAATTAGACATTAGCTAATCCTTCCTGTTTTAACAAACATATCCAATTTCTGAACGCTAATTTCACTTCCTTCGACATTAGCCTCAAAACCAATCTGTATAACTTTACCCGACCCTTGTACTTGAGCATTTACCCTGTCAATTAACACACCAGCCGTATACTCAGCAATGTTGTATTCTGCTATACCATACTCGCTACCAACACCCTCGTTGATTGTGAAGGGATATGAAAAAGCAGCACCTAAGTAATCGTAGCCTGTTTTGACAACAAACGATTGACCACTGCCACCAATAACAGTTATGCTCACCTTCTTAACAATCTTGGTCATAGAACTGTTTTCCATGTCCATGTAGTTAGAGAAGTATTTCATGCGGTACTGTGTGATGTCGTCTAAGTAACCAGTGTATAAACCAATACCATTCTTTTTACCAAACAAAACATTACGTGCACGGTTGCGTAAGAAGGCTGTAGTCTTGGTTGACCAAGTGGTAACACGAGCAGAGCCATCTTCTAGTGCTTGACGCATATCTAAGCAATAGACAGTGGATGTCGAAGGGAACGAAAGAAGATAGAAAGCATTTACTTCTGAGTAGACACTCTTAACCTTGTCGTATGTTCCTACAATACCAAGCTCAGTACCCATTGTTTCCAAAAGGTCATCACGTACATTCTTTGTTAAGTCACGCATAGGCAATGACTTTTCTTGTAACAGACGACCTAAACTACGAACACCTGTGTCTGACAAAAAGATTAAATCACCACCAGTACTTTGAACAGAATCACGGGCTACACAGCCAACACCAGCAATAACATCGTTTAACTTAAAGTCTCCTAATGGGTTACTTGCTCCACCGTAGATAATTATATTACGAGAACAGAAGATAATTAGGAAGTCATTGTGAGCCGCTATGGCTGTTATTGTGTCTACGTTGTTAGGTAGTACAGCAGCAATGTTTAATGTACCGCTAGTGCCCCCATTGAAGGCTGGAAAGGCTGTGTCAGCAATGTCTGTTGACCAGTAGACTGTAGACCCATCATGTACCCAGAAACGACCATAGGCAGCTAACACATCACGAGGATAGCTAGTGCTATAACTCTGAGTAACACCCGTGTAATCAGTCATTGTCTGAGTTACAGGAGATGCACTTTCAGTGTAGATGACAGGCTCGTGACTAGCTTGAACAAGCATAGCATGGTCGTTTAGAGTAGCTACCTTCCAGTTGTTAGCTGTAATGGTATAGAGGCTAGGAGTAACATCAGTCAAGACAGCACCCACACCGCCTGTAAACAACTTATTGTTCCCTGCACTAAGGGTAACAACAGTGTCATCTGCGTTGGTATGTTCAGCCAACATTTCGATATTAAGGTTAGCTAATTCATCTACACCAGTAGTAGTTTGTTGTGTCCAGCCTTTACGAGCGCCTAACCGACCAAACTTATCAATGATACAGTTGTCAGCAGTAAGTGCAAAGTTACTGGATAAAGTAACACTACTGTCCTGTGTGTTAAGCCCGTAGAAACCGGGTGATACGACAGAAACCGTTTGTAGTTGTTTCATACGCTATACCAAATAGTATCCTCTGGATGACGAGCGGCATCTAATGCAATCTCATCTGCCAATGCCGACTGAGCAGCAGCGTAGGCGTTCATACTTTGTTGACCACCATCTTCACCACGCTCCTCAATCGCCATCGCTGTGGCTAATAGAATGATGGGACGAGTAGGAAGAACAATGGTATCCGCATCGTCTGATAGGGCTAGGTTTCGCTGAGTTACGTTAAACCGTAAAGAGTAAACAGCGTCAGGAATTGGGTAGAGATCAACTTGTGTATCTCCATCTGCACTAACCCCGTTGAAGTTATAGAACATCGGAGTTCCTGTCTGAGGCGTTGCTGTTAGAAACTCCCTGTTAAACCAGTTAGCATCTTTGTACAGCATCTCAATATCGTCAGAATCATTCCAGACATCTAACACTTTGAAGTTATTACGTGTACCATTCAGTTCGTAGTTAAACACACCACTTGTAGTATTTAATGTTAATGTGGTACGCAAAGCACTCCAGTCCCAAGCAGATTCTACCTGAGCCTTTGACTCATTAACAAAGTCACCAATCAGACGAGCGTAGCTATTAGAGCTACCAGACCCTTGAACAGTGGCTACTTCACTCTCTCGAAGCCTACGCATCACAGCATTGACAAGTTCTAAGTATGTCATTTTATTCCTTTATTCGCCATCAAATGCAACAGTCTGTGGTTCTTTTCTTAGGTCAAACGTGATGATACAGCTTTGAGTTGCACCTTCTTGTGGTTGAATAACAAAAGAATCCCCTTGTTGCATTACAATAGACCCATTGCTAAACTGAAGATAACTATGAGAAGACATTGGGTACAAGTCAATAATCTTAATCTTGTGGTTAATGTCGTGAGCGTGTTGCCAATAAGCCGTGGTAGTCTTGTTGTTAGCGTCAAGGTTAGAGATGAATAACATATCCACCTCTGCCTTGTATCCTTGTGGGACTTCAAAGATTGTATTAGCTACCCCAGCTGTCAGTTGTTTACCTACTGAGTGTCTCATAATTAAAACAAAGTGCCCCAAGAAGTGTCACCATAGGTAACATCAGCACCTGTTCCTGTGGTTGGTGAGTCTGGAGTATAGCTAACACTAGAACCGTCACTACCAGAAGAAGTATAACCGGGAGCTGAATACTGGATAGCCTCTGGACTATATGTCGTTCCTCCGCTTCCAGTGACAACAGGGGCTGCTACACCAGCAGGTTTAGGTGCATAAGGACCTTGGTATCCGCTTTTATCTCCCATCATTACACGTAAGTTACCTTGCAGATAATCCTTATAACCTGTGGGACCATATTTAGACAAACCTAAAACAGTTGCTCCCGGCATAATAGCATTACCAAACAAAGTCAAACCAGCAGCCATTCGGGCACTGTTCTCTTCTTGTTCTTTACTTAAGATTGCTTGAACCACATCTTCTGGTAAATTAGCCTCCCGAAGCTGTGCTTCTCGTTCTGCGTAATAGTTACGACCACCAGTGTCTCCACCAGAGTCCCCACCAGTAGAGGGCTGAGAACCAAACAAACCACCAAGACCAACATCAGGTGCGTCTTTCTTCAATATTTTGTCAAGACTACCAAATTTCTTCTTTACATAACCAAAGGGATCAGCTTGGTAGTCTAAAGCATCCTGACTAAGCATACCCCCTTGCTCAAAGTTAGCATAGGGATTAGAACCTTGGATAGGCATATAGCTACCCTGAAGACGCTCATAGAGGGTCGTATCGGGTAATGCTTGCTGGTAGGTTGGATACTGATAAGCCATTACTTTTTCCCTTTGTTTCTCTTGGCCCGCATGTTGCGCTCAGGAAGACTACGGCCTGCTTTAGACATTGCAATAGCAATTGCCTGCTTCTGTGGTTTGCCAGACTTCATCTCACGACGAATGTTCTCGCTGACTGTCTTGTTGCTACTACCCTTCTTAAGTGGCATCTTAAGTACTCCTAAGGTTTATTATCTTTATGTTTAAATACTAAGTACTTTAACCTAAGTATACTAATGTATATAGTATACCATATTTTTGTCTTTTTGTCAAGTACTTTTTACCATTTTACTTTGTCTGCCCAATAAGCAGCATTCATCTTATGCAATTAGACCGTTAAGATAAACAGTCTTTCCTTCTTTCTTGGTTGCTGTGAGTACTTGTTTCTTATTATCACTGGGATTATAACTAACATGTACCCATCCTGAGTCTGGAACTCCAGGAGTATAGAACTCAAGTATTACCTGTCTAAACTCCAAGTTATCTACAATCCACTTAGCCAAGTCTGCATTGGCAACCCCGGGAATCTCAATGTCCGCAGCCATGCCCTTGCAGTGGTCTGAAGTCTTACTACCGCCTACCTTGGCATTGACATTAGGATGACGGAAGCCAGAGTTAACCTTCACACCCTTACTAAAATGGTTCCTAACGGGCTGAAGGACACACTCACAAAGTCGAGTCATGTTTTCGATTTCCTCAGGACCCGGGGTGTTATCTATGTCTAACCTAAGGGCTGTATCGCTCTTGGTCATCTCAGCCAGTGAAAAGTTATCAGTCAGCTTCATACAGAATCAGTCCCCTTTGGTTTAATCTCAAGACAGTCAATCCTGAAGGCTTTTACATCAGCATCCCGTTGCATAACTACAACAGCTTTCTTGTTCTCCGCATGACACTGTTCTATGGATATGGAGATACCGCCATGGTAGAAAGAACATGTATCATTTACGAGACATACAAAGGCAACGGGTATCCAGAACATGGCTATTTCTTCTTCATATCTATGATTTTCTCAAGGGTACGTCCACCGAAGTAGAAGCTCATAATGAGCATACCCCATTGACCCAAAAGTTCTACGTAGGCTTGATTTGCATCCCTACCGAAAGCAGACATCATGGCGAATGTAAAATACCCCACCAGAATCGCTACAAGGGTCATAGGGCGAATATTCTTGGACAGCCATGAGTCACTACCCATGTCAGCCTTAAGACGCTCTGTGAGGTTGTTTTGCTCTGTTTTGTATAGGTCGGTGTCGTTAGCCATTTTAGCCAGCTCACCGTCCTGCTGCATTTTAACTAACTCTGCCTGAGCTTTAGCCTTAGCCTCAGGGTCTGGAATAAGCTTATCAACCAGCTTACTGCCAATATCTAATAGTCCTGCTAGTGGTAACATCATCCTACTCCGTTCTGTTTCCATTCTAAGGCGGTCATGACCATACCCCAGATAGCCCAGCCACCTAAGACAACCACAACAGCAGCCAAAGCATAACCAATCATGTCACGCCTACGCTGCTGCTGATGAATAATCTCACGCTCACGCTTCAGTTTAATCTGACGCTGCATGTGCATAAGGTCGTCAAAAGCCTGAGGACCGTAAGCAAGCTTCACCATAGACATAAGTTCAAGGTGTTGCTTACGTACAGCCTCACGGCGCTGTAGTTGCTCCATGGCTTCTTGTTCCACGGATTTACCACCACCGATACGCTTAAATATACTTGGTTTCTTATTGTCAGCAGCCTGTAGCTCACTGACTTTACCCATCCAAGTACCGATTTGTCCTAAGACATCTTCGACTTCCCTACCAGCCTCCACAAGCTTCTTAACGGTGTTAAAAGCTGCTGTTGCTGCCATGAAGAGGCTAATGGGGTCCATTTATTTCATCCAATGTTGTGCGAACCAAGCGAGGATGCCACCAACAATAGATGCTATGGTCATTCCCATCCAGAAACCACCTTTGCTTTGGTTGGCTAGGGCTAGAAGTGTTTTGATGTCAGCATCCATACTGT